ACCAATACTTGATGAAACTGCTGGAACTACATTTGTAACATCGATTTCTCTGACCTGTACGCCAGGTGATACTTGAAATGCCATTTTAGTTTTCTCCCATAAAAAGTTTATTTCTATTCTGACTGAACCACATATTTTGTTGTTCGTCCATAGTATTTAGTATTTCTTTGATTTTAAAAAGTCCCATACTCATCGTTATCATCTACAACAGACCATACATCTCCATCCTCTGTAAAAGTATTTGTATTTCTACCACTATCTATGATACCTATTGGGACTATATCATCCTCGATTTCTTTTTGTTTTTCTGCATATAACATAGATTTTAAGTCTGCACTTGACATATCTTTAAACAATGGTGTACTAACAAACCATGCAAACATAACACAATTCATTACCATATCGTCATGACAACCACCATCTGCCTGCCAAGATTGTCCTTTTGATACGAAAGTTGCAAACTCTTGTATGGTATCTGTATCTCTTATATAGAGTTTTTTCTCTTCCATAATCTCCCTAAGAGCTGCACATCCCTGTGCTTTGACCTTCTTGGTCATCCTAACTCCTATTCCATCTGCCTTGACCGAACTAGTCATAAACATATTTTCGTATTCTAATTCATAATATATCTCTCTACAGACCATTGCACCTTGATTATTATTCTCTACAATAATAAGTGCATCATTATATAACTTACCATATTTTACACATATGTCTGGTAATAACATAGGAGATATCATATTATCTCTAAATGTACATACTTGTTCAAATAAATTACCATTATGTATATCAAATATAGTAAATGTAGAATAGTCTAATCCTTTACCTTCTGCAACATCTACAGTCATTATATACTCATGATGTGGTTTAGGTTTCTTATATACTCTTACTTGACCATATAATTCTTGAGGAGTCTCAGACATTAACCCTAAAATAACATTGGATGGTATTAAAGTTCTACCAGTTCCTAAGAATGAATTACCAAACTCTTGTTCAAACTGCAACTCAGATGTATTTGCAATGGTAGTTTCTTTCCACTTTTCGTCTCTGCCTGGCACATCATTCCAGTTAACTTGGTAGTTTGCAAACTCATTTGACCCTGTAACCGATGACTCCCAGATACGATGGAACATATTACCTACTCCATTTGCAGTAGATGTTATGATAACCTTTGAATTTTTACCAGATGTAATAACTGGATATGTACCAGTATAAAATGGTTCTGCATTTTCTACAAAGGCAAACTCATCAAGATAAAGAAGGTTAACAGATAAACCACGAATCGATGATGTTGTAGTTGCAGATGCAAGTATTCTAGAATTGTTTTCAAAATCAATACTTCCTTTGTTTAATGCTTTAGTGCCTGGCTGTAAAAAGAATGGTACATTTTCTAACATTGTTGTTATACGAGATAACATTTCTCTTGCTGTTGCACCTTTATTGGCAAGAATTGCAACTGTTTGTTCTGGATGAAACAGTAAGTACCAAAGTAAATAGGCACAAACTGTGATTGATTTTCCGCTTTGTCTACAGGCAAGGACAATACTAAAACGATTGTCATTAAAGTGCTCGATAAGATTTTGTTGATAGTCATATAATTCAAAAGGTACTAACCCCTCGTCCAGTGATATAATTTTAAGATATTTTGAAATAAAATAAGATGGGTCACGAGTACATTTTAAATACTCTTGAACCTTTTCGTCATCCCATTCTTCGGAAACACCTTGTCTTTTGACATTAATATTTCCAAGATATCCTTCATTCTTTGGTTTCGGCATCTGATTTCTTCAATAGTTTCTGCAATTCAGCAGTTGACCCTACAAACAGATTTTGATTTGTTGTTTGGTGTTTAGGTCTTTCATCCTCTAAATCATCCATCATCTTCTGTATTTGTAGTAATTTTTCAGAAGTTTCGGATACTGTTTTAATTAACTGTCCTGCGACCTCGTAGGTTCGCGGATGTTCACTTTCTTTTGCAAGGTCTAGGATACCTTCAATTGCATCCTGTCCTCTCTCTACAAGTCCATACAGTGTGTTTCTGGTGTACTTATAGTCTACTTGTTGTTCACCTTTTCTTTCTGCAAACTGTCCTTTTTCATTTCTAGGAACGAGTTGTTTGTTAGTTTCCTTGACTACTTCTTCTGCTTCGTTGTTAATATCTAGAAGGTCATCTAGTCTTTCTTCTATAGTTTGTTTCATAATTAAATATTTGACTTGTCTGTATTATAATCGAAGTCATTCCCATCAAAAAAGTTTATTGTTTCAGTTATATTTAGTGGACTTGTTTCTGGACTTACATTAGTAGGATTAGGTACTTGTTTAATCTCACTTTGTCTTCCAGCATTTACATCTACTTGACCATCATCTGTAATATAGGTTCTTGCACGAACATCTCTAATAATTTCAGATGATGATATAGAACCATATAGATATGTTTTCATTTCAAAGTTTAGTGTCCATGTAATTACTCTTCTAGATTGAAAGTCTCCTTCGTATTCATCTGTATAAGATACATCTTGAAGTACAATAGGTACATCTCTTTTTTCAGAAGTGCCTGGCACTGTAGTCATTGTGACTGTAAAATCTGGTGTAAAAAATGGTAAAATCTGTTCTACAATTTGTAATGCATCCTCAGTATTTTTTGATAACACATACAAACCAAAGTTTATATTATAAGGAACTGGTGCAAACTGTGTTCTCAATACAGTATTATCACCACTATCTTGTAGTTTATATTGTTTTAATTTACCAAGTTTTCTTTCTGCATCATATGTCAATCCTGTAATATCGAATGCCATTCTTGGTAAAGTCATTGCAACCCTAGAATTATTTGCATCCATGATATCACCTGCTTGGTCTAATCTTGCAATAAATTTTTGTTTAGGGCCATATGAAAGAGGTACTCTTACATTCTGAGTTTGACTTCCACTTGAATTATCTCTTTGAATATCAATTTCATTGAACATAGTACCAAACACTGATACTGCTCTTTTGATTGCCTCATGATAGAAATGTGATTTACCTAACATCTTTTATTCCTAATGCATAGTTTTCTGCAGCGTCTTCTGCATACGATTCACTTTTACCTTTGTATACTTCATCCTTTACCCACATGTTATTTTCGTAGAATCTGACTCCCCAAGAGTCACCACTTCTACCAACATCTGCTTTACGACCATTATCATCACCCCAAAATTGGTGGTTCATATATTGAAAAACTTTCATTTTTGATTCCATGATTATATTTATAGTGACCCAAATGGGTTACTTTCACTAAAGTCTATTATATTACTACCAGCAGTTTCAAAATCTTTATTGTCTGCAAGAGGGTCATGTGATAATGCATATTGGTCTGGTGCAGTTGTAATAGTTCTATTTGCACCACTTGTTGCACCTACTATATTTCCTGCGTTTGCATTTGATGATAATACAAACATTGTGTTTGTAGCTGGTGTATCAGTGTCATCAAAAGTAATATTATTAATTTTAAGTGTTTTAGATAAACTACCCTGTGAAGAATAATCAACTACATTACCAGATACAGTTTTACCAGTATTGACAGTTTGAGTTACAGTTTCACCAACTATAAAGTCTCCAGAACCAGTACCAAGTGTCATTGTAACTTGATATGAGAACTTGTCTTCGATATTGTCTAGTTCTGCAATACCAACATCGATTTCTTCGTGTGAGTATTCGAATGTTTCACATTGTAGTTTGAATACATTAAGTTTACCTAACTGGTAGAATGGATTTTCATGTTCTACAAATCTAATTTCAAATATTTGATTACCAAGAGGGAAATAAATTAAATCTCCTTCTTGAGGTCTTGTTGATACTGCAAGATTGGAATCTAGTGATATAAACCTTTGCCATGTTCTTCTCGATAAAACAAATGTTGCTTGGTCTCTGACTTCGACACCAAATTTAGACAAAAGGTCACCTTCACCTTCAAATCCTTCGGTGTTTTCTATATACATCTCTACTTGGTATGCATCACCAAACTTAGATGATGTATCTTCACCAAAAAGTTCATCTTCATCTACAATCGTTCTAGGTAAATAGAAACATTCGTGACCATAGAATCTCAAAGACTCTACAACTAAATCTTCGTGTAGGTCTTGTTCCGATTGAACTGCATGGTTAAAATAAACATTAGTAGGCATTGATTACCCCATCATTATAGCAGATTCAGTCTGTAATAAATTACTTTGTTCCTCTAACTTTTCAATTTCTGTATTTGCATCTTCTAGGATTTGTCTACCTTGTAAGGTGACTCCGCCAGGCAACTGAACCCCTTCAAACTTAGATAGGTTCTGACCCCATTGTTTTTTAATTAATGCAGTGACATATTTCTTCAACCAAACATCATTATATACATCTGTAAATTGAGATGGGTCTATCTTTCTATAACAATCTATGATAATATATTCTCCAGATGTGACTGCATTTGACCAGTCCATATCTAGGTATAATCTGTTCTGTGCTTTATTGAATCGGATTGGTACTTGACCAATTAACAATTCATCCAACAACTGAATGTGGTTTTGCACCATTTCATATTGTATAATAGATGTAGAAGAGATATCATAAAGGTCATTTAATCTTAATTGATATCTTAGGTCAAACATGTTTAACCCAGATTTATCTACAAATGGAAAAACTCTTAACACCGAATATACTGATTCTGGAAGAACAACATATCCTTGTCCTTCTTTGAATACCATGTTAGAAGATATATGTGAACCAGTAGATGACTGAGACATACTTGCATCTGCCTTTTGGTTTGCAAGGTCGTTATCGTTAATTTGATGTTTTAAATATGTACGAATAGTACCATCATAGTGGTACTCTGCAAAATATTGTAATGCATCATCAATGATATCATCAATTTGGTCATCATCGACATTGATTTCAATAACTGGTTTACCCAGTTGTCTTAATGCATATTCTTTGAGTGTTGCTTTGCTGTTTGGAGCTGCCATAACATAATCCTATTAGAAATTTCTTTTCTCTAATACTATTTATGTTATTTCTGATTTGAAAGTAGGAAATCGTCTATTTTTTTATTGATGTTTTCTAATGAATCCATCATTCTTTCCATATCTTTATGTAAGTCTTCTTTAGAAACGAAATCACGATTTATTTCTTCTCTAGTTCTATTGAGTAATATTTCTAATCGTTTTGTTTCATTATGAAGTTGTACTAT